GACCCTAAGAATTTGTTTGTTTCCGTTTTGAATGTTGATGACACAAAGACGATGAGTCCTGAAACCCTTGAACAGGAAAGAAGGGAGATAATTGCCAAGAACGGAGATGACGCTATTTTCCAACAGGAATACTATAATAGCTTTACCGCTTCATCACAGGGTTCTTACTACGGAAAAATAATTGAAAGACTTGAGGAAGAAAACAAAATAACAGATGTTCCTTATGAGCAGAATTTGCTGGTAGATACTTGGTGGGACTTGGGAGTTAACGATTCAATGTCAATCGGGTTCTTCCAAAAATCAGGACTGCAATGGAGAATGATTGACTATCTAGAAAGTAGCGGAGAAGGACTTGCTTATTACGCGTCAGAATTACAAAAGAAAGGCTATGTATACGGGAAGCATTATGCCCCGCACGATATAGTTGTTAAAGAATTAGGAAGCGGAAAGTCAAGACTTGAGACGGCCAAAGAATTGGGCATTAAGTTTGAGACCATTGCCTTACAAGACGGAAAATTAAAATCAGCAGTTCCAATGTTAAGCGTAGAGGACGGGATACAGGCAACAAGAATTAGACTTAATTCGCTTGTCATTGACAAGACTAAATGCGAGAGAGTCAAAAAATGTTTGAAAAACTATCATAAGGATTACGACGAGGTCAACAAGGTTTACAGGAATAATCCTAAGCACGATTGGTCAAGCCATTGCGCTGATATGATGAGGTATTTCTCCGTTACGCCAACTGACAAAGTTATAGTTAATAATTTCAATCAAGACAACAGAAATAGATTTATATGAACATATCTTCGATAGTTTATAAAGAGATAGACAGCTACAAGACAAGCACTTGGACTGTCAATGGCGTTCCTTATTCGCAATACAACACGATAGACAGAATATCCAAGTATATCAATAGCCAGTTTATCGGCTGTGATGACCCTAACGCTTTCTTTTGGAACATCTCCAATTCAAGGCGTATTCTTTTCGCTAAGTCCATTGATATGGACACAAAGGATTTCCAGATGTTCGGCATCGGGAAGACTAACTACTTCCAATCGTGGGTGTTGAACGCCCTTTTTAAGAATTGGGCGAGGAACAATGGCTTTACGATGACGCTAGACGAGACCACAGAGGCGACCGCTTCCTATGGTTCGTCTGTATGGAAGAAGTCCAAGGAGAATAACAAGACCGTGCTTAAAGAGTGTTCGCTTAAGAACCTTTACTTTTGCCCAGTGGTCAAGAACATCATCGACACTCCAGTCGTCGAGCTTCACTATCTAACCGAGGGTCAGATTAGGAAGAAATACCCAGAGCAGGCTAAAGATATTTTGATGGCCGCTGACAAGGCAAAAGGAGACGACCAAAAAGAGGTCGATAGCTATGAGATATGGGAGAGGTGGGGAGAATATGAGGAAGACGACAATTTTACATATCGGCATTTTATCGGGGCTGGCAAGGGCGAGGAAGAGGTTATTATCTTGGACGAAACCATTAGCACCGATAGCGAGGGCAAGCCGACAGATTTCCCTTATTACGATTTCCACCTGGGAAGGTTCGAAGGAAGATGGCTTCGTATCGGTGTCGTGGAGCGATTGTTCGTTCTGCAGGAGAGAGCCAACACATTGGTCAACCAGAACGCTATTATCACGGAGCTTGCTTCGTTGCCTTTGTTTATTACCAGCGACTCCGAGACCTCTGGGAATGTCTTAATGAGCGCTGTTCCCGGACAAGTAGTGACCTCAACTGATTTGAGGCAGATGCCTATTAACAACCTTGTCTTTAATCAGTTTATCGCCGAGTTGGAAAAGATAGAGAGACAAGCTGACGAGCTATGCTTCATTAACGAAAGCATCAGTGGAGAAACTCCTCCGTCAGGTGTTCCTTTCCGTTCTTTGGCCGTGTCGTCCAACGCCGCTAAATCGACATTTAAATACATCAAGGCTTCTATCGGCGAGAAGATGGCGATGGTGCTTAAAAAAGAGATTATCCCTGAATTCATTAAAACCTTCAAGAAAGAAAACATCATCGATATTAAAGAGGTTGATGCCGATATAAGGATGTTCGACGATATATTACTTTCGGCTGAAAGAGACAAGAGGAATAAGGAAAAGATTAAGGCTGGTGTAGCTTACACCTTAGAAGACGATGAAGCCCTTAAAAAAGATATAGCCGAGACGGTAAAGAGAGAAGGTCGTAAGATAAAGCTAGAGCCTGACTTCTTTAACCTTGAATGGGGCATAGAGATGAACGCCACTGGCGATGTGGTAGATAAGAACACAATGAACGCCAGCATCGACTCAGCCATACAGGATATGATTGCCGCCCCTGCTGTCGTGAACACCCCCATCTACCAGCAGAAGCTTGAGAATAACGGCATCCCACCCTTTCGTTTGAGCGTAGAGGAACAGATGGCGATAGCTGGCTCTACCTCTAGTGTTCCGCCAGCGCAGACGCCTGATAAGTTAAGCCAAATGATAAACGAATAAATATGAAGGAAGTTATTACGATAATGGAGCTGGAGAAAATCTTTGAAGAGCAATCGAATAAGCTTAATCGTGCCAAGATAAAAGAGAGCATCTCCGCTAATGAGTATAAGATAATAGATTTGGCTAATAGAAAGGCGTCAGATATGTTGGGGAAGATATTGTTAAAGATTAAGAAAGAGCCTGTGGAATTACAAAAAAAGACAGTTTATAGGTAGAGCGGTCTAACTGGGGTTCGACTCCCCAGCTACTACATTCGTGGACAGCAAACCACGGTAAAAACTGATAATTAACTAGGACAAAACCTATGGAAAACAATGAAGAGCTGGAAGTTCAACCAGAAGAAAACGAACAAGACGACTCCGCTCAAGGAGATGGTGCTGAAGACACCACCGATTGGAAAGCTGAGGCTTTGAAGTATAAGGCCATCGCCGACCGAAAAGAAAAGAAACTTCACGAAGAAAATAATAAACCTAAAGAAGCTGACAACAAGGCATACGAACGCCTTGAGTTGAAGGTCGATGGTTACTCTAAGGAGGAGATTGATGTCATTATGGAAAATGGTGGCATATCTGCCCTTAATAACCCTCTCGTCAAAAAGGGACTAGAAGCTATGAGAGAAGAGGCAAAAAATAAAGCCAAGTATCTCGAAGCCTCTGGTGGCGGCCCTAGTGTCCGGAAAGAAAAGGACTCTGCCGACCTATCCGAAGAGGAGAGAGCCGACCTGTTCTACAAGCCCGTCAATGGCTAGTTGTTAGTTACAAAAAAAAATATGGCTACTGGTGCTTTCCCTACTGGGACAATGACCAACACCACCCTCGCCAACGTAGTTGGCGTGCTGTGGACTCAGAAGAAGATTAACAACTTCTATCGTGCTAAATTGCACGCTGTAAAGTTCTTTACTGATTTATCCGCTGATTTCCAGCGTGGTGCTAAATCGGTGTATGTTCCGAACGTCACCGAAATGACCGCTCACGCTAAGTCTAACGGCTCTGTCGTTACCTTGAACCAGGTTACTGACTCAAAGTTGACTTTGACCGTTGACACTTGGTATGAGTGTTCTTTCGCCATCGAGAAAAAGGAAGAGAAGCAGATTTTGACCAACTATTCTTATTTGAATATGGTCATAGAGAACGCCGCCTACACTGTCGGTGCCGCCTATGAGGACGCTATTTTGGCCCTCTTCACTGGCTTTTCTCAGACTGTTGGAACTTCTGCCGCTGGCTTGCTTGACAGCAATATCCGCGCCGCTATCCGATACATCGCTGCTGCCAACGTCGATAAGAAGGAATGTGCTTTCTTCTTGACTCCTAAGCAGGTTTGGACTGACTTGATGGGAATTGAAAAATTTACCCTCTTGCAGAACACCAACGGTGCTGACCCTGTCATTAAAGGTCAAGTTGGCTACCTATATGGTATCCCTGTGATTGAGTCTTCTCGTATTGGCTCTACCAACGGTTCTGCCAATTCCGCCTTGGCTCACAAGGACGCTATCATCCACGCCTCCACTTTGCTGGAGTCTGAGATGAACTACGTCGGCCAGTATTTGTCCACCATCTACACCGCTCACGTTACGTTCGGTGTTTTGGAGAACAGAGACACCTCTGGTGTTTGGATTAAGACAGCCGCTGTCTAACAATATTGAATAAATAATATATTGCTTTATCGGGCGGGTTTTAAACTCCCCAACCCGATAGAGTTTGAAAGCAATATGGATGTTCTAATTAAAGAGGAAATAACAAAAAAGGGAGGCGTATTCCTCGCCCCTAACGGTAAACAATATGCCTCAGCAAAAGACTACTTCGAAGGAGGTAGCCCTATCAATGACGTGGGAGCAACTGGAGGAACAGAAGAAAATAAACCAACAGATAGAGTTTCAGAAGAAAATGATGAAGCGAAAGCATAGGAAATATATATGAACGTATATTACATTGGCTCTGCTAACGACTGCTGTTGTTATGTCAGAATGTATATGCCTTGTATGGCCAACGGATATTGGTGCGATACGTCTGGTGGCAAAAGAAAAACACCTAAACAGGTGATGGAGGACTTGGCTAAAAGTGATGTCGTTGTCTTACATAGGCCAGAGAATGAAGATTACAGGAAACTAATCACGATGTTGAAGGCTGACGGCAAGAAAGTTGTCATAGATAACGATGACACGTTCAAGATTGCCGATGACCACCCCTTAGCCGTTTGGACTTCTGATGCCGCTAAAGTTGAGTTAAAGGATAGGGATAAGACATTCGATGATTTAGCCTCGCAAGCCGACCTTTTAACAACATCAACCGAGTTCTTGGCGGACGAATATCGCAAAATCAATAAAAACGTGGTGGTTCTGCCCAACTGCGTTGACCCTATGGACTGGGACGACGTGCTACCTAAAAAAGAGGGCAAGATAAGGATAGGGATAGTTGGCTCTGTGTCGTATGAATATGACTATGCCCACATCAAGTGGCTCATCAAAGAACTTTCGGAGCGAGAAGATGTCGAGTTGGTTTTATTCGGTCTTGGCGATAAAAAGCATAGATACGAAAACCCAGCCGTAACCGCTCACTTCGAGCAAGAATATAAGTTTTGGGACGACATCAAGAAGGAACATATCTCTTGGTGTCCCGTAAAGGAATACCCAACCAAACTTAATGAAGCCCAGTTGGATGCGATGTTAATCCCTCGCAGGGATAATTACTTCAACCGCTGTAAATCCAACATTAAATGGCTAGAGGCTTCTATGGCTGGCATAGCTGTGTTCGCCGAAAAGTTCTCTGACGGAAAGGGGCCGTATGACCAATGTATAGAAGACGGCAAAACTGGCTACTTGATAGACGACTGGAAAAGAGTTTTGACACTGCTAGATAAGAAGACCCTTAATAAGATAGGTCTTAACGCTAGAAAGAAAGTTTTAAAAGACTACGACATAAATAAAAAGGCTTCCCTCTGGGAAAACGCCTATAACAAGCTATATGAGAATAATTAAAATTGAGAATGATAAGTTGAAGAAGATTTTAGAGGATAGACAGGTTATTTTCGACAATATCGGTGAGATTAACAAGGTTATCGTCGCCAAAGACAAGGAGAGAACCGCCGAAGGCTATAAAATGGACAAATTAAAGGAAAAGACAGCCGATATTTTGAAGAAACAGAACCTTGATTTAGAGGAGTTCGAAGATATCGGAGCTGTCAAGTTGGTAAAAGGAGAGATAGTCCTTGAAATCTTCGATTATGTCGAAGAATACAAGAAGCAGTTGAGAGACGAGAGAGCTAAAAAGGCAAAATAATGATTTTCTACACCGCTATTTGTGGTGAATACGACTCTTTGAGAGTTGACATAGAGGTTTTTAAAGACTCCGAACAGGATTTATTTAAAAACCCTGTGATGAACGCTAAAAGATATAAAGTTTTGTCTCATCAGTTTTTTAAAGAGGACACTTGCTGGGTTGACGGCAACATCACCCCCTTAGATAGGGAAAAGATAGCCGAGCTTCTAGGCGATAACGACATAGTTGTCTTCAAGCACCCCTATAGAGGCGATATAACGTCCGAGGCGACAGCTTCTGCCCATAGACTGCCAGAATGTATGAGACCACTGCTAAAAGCTCAGGTAGAGGCTTACGGAGGATTTGGGACTTTGGCAGAGTGCGGCGTGATACTAAGAAAATACAACGATAGAGTGATAAGGTTCAATGAGATGTGGTGGTCGGAAATATGCCGTTGGCAATGGCGAGACCAAATATCTTTCCCTTACTGCGTCGAGAAGTCCGGAGTAAAAATAGGCTACATTAACGGCAACGTAAGGGACAATACATTATTTAAATATGCCCACCATTAAAGCTATAATGGCTCAATTCGGAGTAGAGCCTATAAGCACCGATAATATCAGTAAATACTTCGATTTAGAGGTTTTTAAGGATTTGCCACGTGTATTTGACGGCGATAGGGCAGGGTGGAGGGATAACGACTATTGGAAGGTTAAAAAGCTCTTAGACTACGACATCACGATAGCCTTCGATGGCGATATGCACATCGTTTCCGACAAGGTTATGGACATCGTCCCTTTGGTTAAGAAGTTCGGTATTTGCTTGCCAGCCAATTCAAGGTATTTAGTCGGAGTTGACGCAAATATAGGGATGGACGGGGGAGATGTGGAGATTGGGACTGGATATGCCTTGAACTGCGGTATTATCGCCTTAGACAACAGCAACGAAAGAGCCGTTACATTGGTAAAAAAGTATTTAGAGTTGATGGAAAAATCTCCAGCCAGAGGGCCGTTGGTTTGGTGGAGGGCGATATGGGAGGCAGGGATTACACCTTATTTATTGCCTCAGCAGTGGTGCGTTTGCGAAAAGGACATCGGAATAGGCAATGAGATAATTTTACACATAGGACACGAAAATGTTAAAAAACACTATCTTAATGGCGCATCCCGATGACGAGATAATATTCGGTTGGCCAGTGTTGAAAGAGGCGCAAAAGATTATTATTTGCTCATCGGACTTAAACAATCCTGAAAGGGCTTGGTGCAAGGACACAAAGAAAGCATTGAAAGAGGTGTGCGAATTATTAAGGAAAGAGATGGTTTGTCTTGACTATAATTCGGAGTTTTACAGAATGCCAACCAGAGACGAAAGCCTAAAGAAGATGGCTTTGGATATACAAAAGGAAATAGTCGGACAGGTTTTCACCCATAACCCTTGGGGTGAGTATGGACATTTAGACCATATCCTCATAAACCTATTGGCCAAACAGAAAACAGATGTATTTTATTCCGATATAGCTTTAGAGATTAACTGGTTGCCGATTAAAAAAGTTCATTCCGGAGTGTTCGTCAGAGAAGTGGATAACGATTTAGAGTTATACAACAAATGCAAGGCTATCTATGATAAATATGGTTGTTGGACTTGGAGCTTAGAGCCTGTTTTAAAAGCTAAAATTTATTATGATAATAGCAACGGCTTACAGCAATGATTATGAGAAAATGAAGGATAATCTTGT